ACAGCAGCAGGGAGCCAGTACCTCGCCAACGGAGACCTTACGGTCCTCGAAGACGACCAACGTGTCACCGATGCGGCCAGTGGATTCGTTGCCGATGATCTCGCTCAGGAAGTCCTTACGGAGAACCTCACGGATGCCAGCGCGGAAGATGGTTTGCAGGACTTCATCGTCAGACTTATCGCTTGCCATCAGCTCAATGCGGAACTTGGATTCGCCTTTGAGAGCCTTGCCGCTGGCGAGGATCTTGCGGGCTTCTTCACGGGCCTCAAGGAAGTCCGTTACGGTCTCGGTCTTGACCACGAGGGTCAGTGGGAACGAGACGTGTGCTTTGAAAGTCTTAGCCATGGAGTTCTCCTTAGTGGCACTCGCGCCATGTGTCACCGATCTTGAAGTCGGTATCGAGTTGGCAGCGGAAGTTGAAAGATTCACCAACCAAACGGATGGCGTCTTGAGAGACCTTGGCGATTAGCTCAGCGATCTCAGGGTTGCGGGCGGCGATCTGGAGTTCGTCGTGAACCCAAGCCATGAAGCAGAAGTCACCCGGATTGCCTTCATCGTCGTACCAGCCATGGAACAGGCCGTGTTCTTCAATGAGGATTCGTTCGACTTCGACGACCCACTTCTTGCAGATGATTGCGCCAGCGGACTGGAGCAGGAAGTTCAGCGCGGAGTGCGGCGAACGGACGTGGATCTGACGACCGTCAAGACCCTTGAGCCAGCGGCGTTTCCACTTAATGTCGAAGCGCTTGGTCGCTTGGTTCCACTTCTGTTCGGTAATCAGTTGGTTGGCAATCGCACCCTGCAATCCAGAGATGGCTGGGGTGTTGTCCATGAAGGCTTTCTTCAGGGCCTTGCCTTCCTTCTTACCACCGCCCACAAAGGAGCCTACGAGTTCATCACCAGCACCGTAGAGGAACGCATAGATGAACGTCTTGGCGATGCCTCGAACGCGCTCATGGTCCTCGTTGTGCTTGTCACGCTCGTCGTAAGGAATGATCCCAGCGGCCTTGCCGTTGACCCAGTGGATGTCACCGTTCAACACGGTCTCCGCATAGGAGCCCTCATCGAATGGAGCACCGAAGTGACCGAGGCAGCGCAGCTCAAGGCCGCTCGCATCGACACCTACTTGGCGCACCTTCTCCCAGCCCTTGCGTTTCTTCGCATGTACCGCACCAAACAGAGCCCGACAGTGCGGACCATATGGGGAACTTGCAGAAGGAACCTGACCCATGTTCGGGTAGCTGTGAGTTGCTCGACCAGTGCCAGCACCATTCGGGTTGATGTTCCCGTGGATCGCACCGTCTTCCTTGACCATCTTCATCCATGCGTTGTCGCCTTCCGCCAACATGCCCAGACGCTTCTGGATCATGAGGTACTCGCGGATCAGCTCAATGCACTTCATCTTCTTGGGGTCAGCCACACGGACGTGCCCAAGGGTCTCATCGTCTACGACTGGAGAGCCGTTGTCGGTGAACTCAATGGGAACCCATCCGGCGTCTTTAAGAACCTTGATGAGATGAGCACGGGAGCCGGGGTTGAAGGTGATCTGTTCGACAGGCGTATAGGGAGCCCCAGCGACAGTCTCACGCTTGTCCAGCTTGCCAGCCTTGGTGTAGATGTCACCGACCTCCGGGTACTTCACACGAGGGATTGGTTGACCCATGCACGGACCGGTTGTCCAGACTTCGAGAGGCTGGCCGGTGACTGGATGCTTGAACTGCTCAGTGCCGCCCTTGGTGATCCACCACGACCCGAAGGTCTCGATGAGTTCCACGAGCATGTCCTGACGCTTACCAGCCAGCTCAGCGAACAGACGCTCAGCCCCATCCATGTCGAATGGGAAACCGTTGCGCTCCATCTGGGCCAGCGTCCATGCCGCAGAGTGTTCCATGCGGACCGCTTCGATGCCTTGGCCGTCTACAAAGTAGTGGCCGTCAGCGAGGATCTTACGGAGCAACTTAGAGGTGACGCGAACGTCCTGCTCGCAGTAGTCCTCCATCGCCTGAGAGCACTCAGCCCACTCCATACCGGGTTCGTAAGGAATCCCTTGGTCATCACACATGCGAATGAAGTCTGTCTTGTACTCGCCCTTCATCTCGCCCAGACGGTAGCCCCACGCTTCGAGAGCATGAGAGCCAAACATCTTGCCGGGGAGAATGCCTGAGCGGAGCAGACCAGCATCACGGTCGCGGATGTTGCTGTAGACCAGACGGGTCAGCACCAGAGTGTCCAGCACCTTCTTGCGAGGGATGTTGAGACGCTTGCCGAAGTATTGACGCTTCAGCTTGTCCAGTGCAGGGATGTCGTACTTGATGAAGTTGTGCCCAACGATCAGTCCGTCAGGCTTCGCAGCTTCGGCCTCAAGGGCCTCGATGTATTCCTTGAAGGTGGACTCATCGTATCGGACGTATTGGCCCGTGAAGTAGTCCTGAATGGTCGCACAGTGGAAACGATCCACCGTGTCCAGCAGACCGTTCGTTTCGATGTCAGAGATGAGCATGAAGGCCCTCCTATTGAACGAAGGCAGCGCAGCTCAAAGGAAGCCGAACGACCTGAGGTGTGTATGGGCGCGTGTTGAAGTGGAACGACACGGTGTACCCGGTGTAGGTCGCAGAGCGTTCGTACTGGATCGACTCGGCCCGGAAGACCTTGCCGAAGAAGTGCGGACCAGCGCTGAAGTTGCGGAGCGGGTGTTGCTCTGGGATGTTCTCTGGGCGCACCTTGAAGTTCTTCCCAACCATGTCCCGCACGAGGTGCCAGTTAGGACCATGCGACGAGTTGGTCACGGAGCGTTCACCAGCGAGGTACGCCTTGGCGGTCTCGTCCTTGATGAGCTTCTTGATGGATGCCGTCAGATCGTCCTCAGGCTTCGGTGCTGGCGCGATCCATACCTTGCGGTTGGCATTGGCCGGGTCGGTGTCGAAGCGATACCCAAGGGTCTCTAAGAGAGCCACAGCGGTCTCGCCTTTACGCAGGTGTGCGCGGACTTCGGAATTGTTCATATTGGTTTCCCCCTTTCTACGGTTTGGTGGTTTGCAGAAACTAAAAAGCCCCCTTTCGGAGGCTCTTGGATTTATGCAATCCGGCTTACTTCTTGGCGCGCTCAACGTCCTGAGCGTGGAACTTGTGCTCCAGCGCCTGAGTGGATTTCTCAGCGGCCAGCTTGTAGGCGTTCGATGCAGCGATGTACAGGTCAGCAGCTTCCTTTTCGAGAGCGGCTTGTTCCTTGACGATCACGGTGTGAGCCTTGTCGATTGCTTTGTGAGCCAGAGCCAGCAGGAACTTACGGATGGTTGCTTTCATGGTTTGGGTCTCCTTAAAAATCACCTTGACCAGCCCAAGCGGCTTCAGTCTTCTCGGTGTCATCTTCTTCAGCATCAGGACGCCAGCCGTGTGGCTTAGCGACCAGTCGGCCAGTTCTTTTGTCGTACTCCATATAGCCCGCAATACCGGTCTCCCCGGTGAAGCGACACTTCAGGATTCGGAACAGGATCAGGTTCGGATTGGCACCTTGTTGGTTCCGCTCCACAGCGATGATCGTGTCACTCAGTTGGCGAAGTCCGCCCGAGCCACGCAGGTCAGTTGCCGATACTGGGCGACCTTCCTCATGGGGCTTGCCCTTGTCAGGGTTCTTCAAGTGACAGATCACGAACACAGCCACGCCCTTGCTCTTGGCGAAGGACTTCAGCTTGGTCATCAGACGGTCGATGGTCTTGCGCTCATCGTTGTCACCATCCATCGCAGACACCACGATAGAGATGTGGTCGAGCACGATCACCTTGCAGCCTTCAGCGGCCACCATGTAACCCAGCTTCGCCAACAGACGATCCTCAGCGGCTTCCGCAAAGGCGTCATAGAGGAACAGCTTGTCCGACTCGAAGATCTCATCGAAGGCTGCATCGAACATTTCCTCGGTGGTCTCATCAGGGTTCTGCCGAACACGGCTACCCATGTGAAGCCCAACGATGTCCTGTACGGTTTCCTCAACGGCTTCCTCCAGCATGGCTACGCCAACCGGAATGCCCTCGTTGTGAAACAGGTTGTAGGTGTTCTGGCGAACGAATGTTGACTTGCCAGAGCCACTGCCAGAGGTCACGAGAATCACCTCGCCCTCACGGAAGTCCTTGGTCATCTCACGGAGTTCATGAGGTGCCTCAAGGGGCATCGAAGGGATGATCTTCTTCTCCTTGATGCGAGCCTTCAGGGACTTCGCAGAGACCACGCCATCAGGTACGAACGGCGAGGCATTCCACATGGCATCCATGACGGCCTTCGCGTTCTTCTGCTGGACGCACTCGTTGGGGTCTTTGAAAGGCAGTACAGCGATCTTGACCTTGCCCGGTGGGAGAACCTCAGCGGCCTCCTGAGAGGCGAGGCGACCCGGCTCATCCATGTCGAACATCAGGATGATCTCGTCGAACTGATCGAAGTATTCGTAGTTCGCAGCACAGGTCTTCTTGGCAGCTTTCGAGCCGTGCCCAATGGACACTACTGGATACTTGCCACCCTGCAACTGAGCCACTGTCAGGCAGTCGATCTCGCCTTCGGTGACGACGATCTTGCGGCCACCGTTCCACAGGTGACGACCGAACAGAGCTTCCTTCGAGTGGTCGCCCTTGGTGCAGAACTCCTTGGACGCATCACGGACCTTCTGCGATTGCAGGTTGCCTTGAGCATCGTAGTAGTTCGCCACTTGGACGGGCACCACCTTGCCAGCGCTTGGTGTCCACGCCTTGCCCACCCAGTAGCCATAGAGGCGACAGATAGACTCTTGCAGGAACCTTGCAGGCAGGTCTTGATAGCGCCCAGAGCATTCGCTCATTACCAGCGTGTCAGCGTGTCGCTTGGTCTCACGGCCACCTTGACCACGGTCCTTTCCATCAGGTGCCTTGTAGGCTTCATCAGGGGAACAAGCGAAGCAGTATTGGTGCCCATCGGAGAACAAGGAGTTTGCGTCAGAAGACCCACAGGTCTCGCACGGAATGTGCCGGATGAAGACGCTTTCTTCCTGATCATCACGAGACGACATCAGCCACCTCACGTTGGTCCACGTAGCGACCATTGACCATCGGTGCCTTGGCAATCAGGTCCAACCACTTGGCTTCCATCTTTTCAGCACGGGAGCCACGAGCGTCCTCACGGAGTCTCACAAGGTTGCTCCAATGCTTGGCACCCATGAAGCGAATAGACGCCCCTTCGATGCCACGTTGGATGCCCACGAGGGCGAACTGATTGAGGTTGTAGTCGAACTTCTGGATCGCCTCAGAGACACAATCGGTCTCGTAAAGGATCACGTCGATCTCACTACCGGCGATCTTCCAGACACCTTGCAGGCGGTCCGAGTCGGAGCCTGTGTGGTACTTCGGGAATTTCTCGTAAGTGAACCCACCTTCATCGAGCGCTCTGGAAACAGTCTCCGGGTCAGTGCCCGCGCAAATGATGTCGATGTCTTTCGGGGTGACGCCGAAGAACAGGTCACGGGCACAGCCACCAGCGATGATCGCGCCGATGCCATGTCCAATGAGATGCTCCACGAGGTCGAACCCGCCTTGCAGCAGGGAACGATTCATAGGAACCTCCAGATGTCAAACAGGATTAATGCGAACCCTCAAAGATTTCTCAGAGAGGGTTGTCGCAACAGTGAGGGTTTTAAATCCCGACCGACTTGAGCCAGTCAGCGACCTTGAAGGAAGGGCACGCTTTGCCAGCGAACAGGTCATGGTGTCCCACGATCTTGGCGTTCGGGTAGGTGCGCTTCTGGGCCAGCAGCAGCAGCTTGAGCGAAGCGAATTGCTCAGGCGTGAAGTTGTTCTGAGGGTTGCCTTTATCGTCGATGCCACCAGCGAGGCAGATGCCAAGCGAGCGAGCGTTGAACCCTTCGACGTGTGCGCCGATCACGTTGTGTGGGCGACCATCCTCGACCGTGCCGTTACGACGAATCACAAAGTGATAGCCGATGTCGAGCCAGCCTTTCTGGACGTGCCATTGACGGATCTCACGGACACCGATGTCCATGGACGCTTTGGTTGCAGCACAGTGGACCACGAGATAGTCGGTTGCGGTGCGCTCCTTGAATTGAACTTTTGGCATTACTTACCTCCTTTCGGAACGAGAATCCCCTCAGGGATCTCCTTGCGTACCTCCTTGAGCCAAGCCAGTGGGATCAGCTTGTCAGCGAATAGAATTCCATGCTTGCGGCAGAAGTCTGCATAGCTCGTTGGGGAGCCCTTGTAGATCTTCGAGTTGGAGTTCGAGAAGACCAGACGGATGTCGATGTCCGGGTACTGTTCGCGGATCAGCAAGTGCTTCTTGCGGTCATCCACTTCCCAGATCCCTTTGGTCTCAACGATGATTCCGTTGCGCAGCACGAAGTCAGGTGTGTACTTGGCCTCACGGGCCGGAACGGTGTACTTGATGTGGAACATCTCGAAGTCGAAAGCGACCCCGAGCTTGTCCATGTGTTTCGCGTTCCGATCCTCAAGGCCAGAACGAAAGGCGCCTGTACGAGCACCCTTCGGACCGGCGTAACCCATCAGAAGTCCACGTTGTCGAAGTCAGTGCGCTCAGGCACGTCATCGCCATCGTCGCTGGAATCGCTTTCGCGCCAGTCGTTGTCACGACCATCTTCAGCAACGTAACCGTCTTCTTCCTGACCGGACCAGTCGTCACCGCCAGCAGCGTACTCGACCAGCTTGATCAGCATCACCGAGTCCAGTTGCAGCTTGACGCTTGCACCAACGACAGCGCCGAAGGTGTACGGGAATTGGCTGTAGCGAACCTTCAGTTCAGAACCACCAGAGATGGCCGGAACAGCGTCGATGCGCTTACCCTTGGCGTCCACGACCTTCAGGACGATTTCTTTGTTCTCGCCGGTCTTCTGGTCCTTGTAGGACGCATAGCCAGAGAACTTGAAGGTGACAGTGCCATCGTCGTTCTCGAAGAACGGCAGTTCGCCCTCGTAGGGTTCCAGCAGTTTCTTACCGCGTTGCAGCTTGGCACGAGCAGCAGCCTCGCCACCGTTGTTCCAGTCTTCCATGATCTGCGCCCAGTTGGCTTCATGGGCCTTGACGATGCGGTTGATCATCGGCTGGGCATCCTTGGACGGGATCGTCAGGTTGACCTTGTAGACACCACGAGGGTTGCCGAAGCCTTTCTCAGGGTTGCCGTAGTCCGGCTTTTGGATGGAGCAGTAAGGTTCCGCTTTACCTTTTGGGGTGAAGAAGAATTCTTTCTTAACGAATGCCATTGTGTGTCTCCTTTGTGAGGGTTGGATGTGTGTCGCAACAGTGAGGGTTTTTAATAAACCAGCGACTCGCGCTCAGCGATCAGCTTCTCTTTGAAGGTCTCAATGACCGGCTGGCGGGTGATCTTGGTGGTGGCGTGAACGACCTCCTTGAAGTTGTTCTTCAGGAAGTCCTTACGGAAGCGCCACACGCCATGCTTGAAGTGGTGACGATCCTCGCCGTCAACCAGAGAGGCCGTGATGGCGCGCTCGATGAGCAGACCCTCAACGAGGGACTTCTGGTGGTCGTCGAGGATGTGAGTGAACACGACCCCGGCCATGCCAGAGTGCTTGGTCACGGTGAAGTTCTGGATGTGTAGGAAGCCATCAGGCATGGACCGGGTGTTGCCTTGGGCGAGGTTCATTGAGTCACCTCAGGGCGCAGGCGGTACACGTTGTCCTCGCCGTACTCCGCATCGACCACCTCAAGGGCGGTCTCAATGGAATCAGCCCAGACCGGTACTTCTTCGATCTCACCACGGACCTTCACGGTCGCCTTGAACAGCTTCATCTTCATGTCTCGTTTCATACGATCACTCCTTGCGCTTTCAGTTGATCCAGCATGTCGCTGGCGTAGCCCCAACGGTTCTCAACGTGGGCATCCATACGGAAGTCACGGAGTTCAATGTCGGTGGCGTGTAGTGGTGCGGAGTCAACCGCTTCGATCACCCAGTTACGGGTCAGGCGAACCAGATGAGCACCACGAGCCTCAAGGGCTGCATACTCATTGGCTTGACGCATGTCAGTGACGACCACAAGGGAATCTTTCGGGGCCTTGTCGATCACCTTGAGACCCTCCTTGAGCCACACGTCAGGCTCGCCCTTGGCGTTGCGGCGATAACCTGTGCCGTACTGCTGAAGGTGCCAGCGAGGTGTCTGAGGGGCAGTCACGTCGATGCCCTCAATGTGGGCCTTGTGGAACAGCCAGTCGCCGTAGTCGGACTCAGGCAGTTGCTCGATAGCCAGTTCCTCGAAGCGGGCATCCTTGAGGTCGGTGTGACAGTGGCTCTCCATGACGATCCGTGCGGACTCATCGTGGGCCAGCACCTCGGAGCACTGACGCTTGAGGACATCCCCAAAGGCCACTCGATGGACCTCGAAGCCGTACTCGGTCAGCAGCTCGCACAGGGTGTCTTTACCTGAGCGGCCACGTTCGGAAGTCAGGGCGATGATCACGGGCTTAGCCATTGACCACCTCCTTCACGATCTTCCAGACCAGAGCACAGCGCGGCCAATTGCCGGTGTACTGTTTGAGCACTACTCGCCCCAGCTTTCGGGAATCTGCGAAGGTGCCTTTAGTGACCAGATAGGTCGCCTTGTTGGGGTCTTGCAGGATGGCGTGCATGGGCTTCTTGCCGAGCCACGCAACGATCTCGCGTTGGGAGCGAACGGTGTAATGGCCGGTGCCTTTGTTGCTATGCAGAAGAATCATTGAGAGAACCCTCCATGTGGTTGTTGGTGTGTGTCGCAACAGTGAGGGTTTTTAAATTCAGCCTCGGAACCTATAAACAGCAGCGATCCATAAGGCATTCCAAAGGACTATCAATCCGATCACCATGATAGATTTCTCCTATTCAAACAGGCACAAAAAAGCCCCACCGACCGAAGTCGATGAGGCTCATTGAGTTACTGGCAGTCGTGAATCATGCCGACCGTGATGGGCACCATTGAGAGAACCCAGAGGGCAATCGCAGTGAAGAACCAGCGGTCCGACCACTTGGAGAAGATGTCACGGGTCATCGCTGCGATCAGGGCAGCAGTTCCCGCAAGGAGCATCGCGCAGAACACTGTCAGGCAGGCCGCACCGTAGGAACTGATTGGGCAGTCACTGCCGCCACCAGAAGACCCATGGTTCGTGGCACTGGCAATCAGTAGGGCAGTTGTTGCGATCATCATTGCGCTCATTGAGTTACTCCTTGATGGTTGGGGACGAGATGCCACGGAACGAGTCGAACGAGGGGTGACGCAGAGAGCCGTCAGGGTAGCGCTCCATGAACGTCACCTTGACCGTGTGGCCCTTGTAGTAGCCGGGTAGCCGGGTCTCGGTGTTAGTGAACTCGTCCATCAGTTTGCGGCTGATCTTGCAGGCGTTGACCACATGGCCGGACTCCAGCTTGACCTTGAAGCCGATCACCTTGCCCTCGTTGGCGAGGCCCTTGGTGCCCCAGATCACGTCCTCAATGACACCATCCTCGTTGTCATCGGGAACCATTTTCCACCAGCCCGAAACCTTCGAGCGGCGGTAGTAGCCCATCGGGTCTTTGCAGACCAGACCTTCCTCGTTGCGTTCACGCACAGCGGCGTAGAGTTGCACCAGCGAGAGGGGCGGTTGCAGCGTCACGGTGATCTCGTTGCCATCGTCATCGGTGGCTTCACGTTCAACCGTTGGCATGGTCTCCATCGAGTAGACCTCGTAGGACTCAGCGACCCGCCAGTCGATCTCAGGGAAGATCTCCTTGAGCTTGGCTACCTGATACTCAACGTGGCCCTTACGGACGCACTGGAAGACCTCGTATTCCTCACCCGACTTCACCACGTCCAGCGGAACGATGTCGAAGACGTACACACGCATCATGTCCAGCGGCAGAACCTCATCCTTGCGGCGCAGGGTTCCCGAGGTGGTCTTGCAGGGAACCTCATTGCCAGCCTTGTCCAGCAGGATCAGCTCAGCATCCAGCATGAAGCCCTCATCGGGGAACAGACCCTCGCCCAGATTGGGGTTGTAGAACTTGTCCCAGCGGGCGTCCTTATGGAGTGGCATGGAGTTCTTGAGGGTTGGGAAGTCCTTGCCCTCACGGCTCAGCCAGCGAACATCACCGAACCCACGGCGTTCCACGATCAGGTTCAGGCGAACGCCATCCTTCTTCACGTCAGCGATCAGGTACGACTCATCGAGTACAGCGGTCATCGCCTTCTCGTTGTAGTCAGTAGGGCTGAATGGCTTGGTGTTGAGGATAACGGCTTCGACTTTGGACATTGGTGTTACTCCTGTTCGGTGGCTTCAGTGGCTGGCTTGGTGGTGCGCTTGGCACGGGTCTTCTTGGCGGGTTCCTCAGTGGTCTCCTTCACGACCTCAAGGACCGTATTGGCACCCTCAAGGACCGCTGGTGGAGTGCCTGCCTGATAGGCCAGCAGTGCAGCGTATTGAGCCTTGAAGGAGTGCTCAGCGGCGTCCTGTGCAGACTGGCGCAGCTTCTCGATGCGTTCCTCCAAGGTGCCCGCCATGTAGCGGTTCTGCTCCAGCTCGAAGACCGAGTAGCCACAGCGTTGAGTGGACACCGAGTCACCGATGGTGGTGGTGACTTCGATCAGCACGGTGTCGTTGTCGAGGCGGGAACTGGTAGCGGCGATAGTGACTTGCATTAGTTGGTCTCCTTCAGGAATTGAATGGTTTGTTTGGCGATGTCAGGTGTCAGATGGATCACCCGACCGGGCTCTTTGAGGTACTCGTAGAGCATCACGAGGTCTGGACTTGGCTTTTGCAACTGGGCCGGGATGTGGACCCAGTAGCGCATGTCGTCGAGCCGAAGGTCGTGGTCGAAGATCTCGATGCGGATCGCAGAGTCTCGTGTGCCCACCTCAACGGTGATCGACAGGGTGCATGGGTTCCTTGAGAGGACTTGGCGGATCATTCCTCGGACCACTCCTTGCGGCCATCACGGGACGGCTTGTTGCGCTTGCCTTTCTTGGCGCGAACCTGCTCGATGTCCTCGAAGGAACGGCGGGCGGTGGTCTTGGTGGTCTTCTCGAAGTTACGTGCGAACATTGAATTGGTTCCTTATGCGAATGCGAAGTCAGATTTGAGGATGTCGCGGATGTCGAGGGTGCCCATGCTTGGGATCTCAGGCATCTTTTCCAGTTGGGTCTCGTGTAGCTGGTCCATGAACTGCTCACGGAAGTCAGCCAGCACGTTGTTGTTCTCATAGGTCTCGACCATGGTTTCCCGTACTGCCTTGAACAGCTTCCCAGCGTGTGCCGGGATGGTGCCGAAGGAGTCGTGGATCAGTGCGAAGAAACCGATGTTGTACGTCTCATAGCCGTGGACCACAGTCTTGCGAAGGTGGCTTCCGTCCTGCGAGTGGACGAAGTTGGGGCTGATCCCGCTCTCTTGTTTCCGAGCGTTGATCTTGTTGGTTCCGTCATCGCGAAGGTTCACCGTTGCTTGCAGGCGGATGTCCCCGAGGAACATCAGGTCTACACGGCGAGTCGCGGGGATGGTGTATTCCTGCCATACCGGGAAGCCATCAGGCGTACACCAGTACACAGGCATCGCAGGCTTGAGAACTTCCTTGGTCTTCTTGCACTTGACCTCAGCGGCCAGCAGCTTCGCGGCACGTTGCAGCCAGTTCATTGCTTCCACAGCGGCGACCACGACCACGCTGACAGAATCCCAGATGAGGCCCGCCATGAATCGAGAGGCTTCGCCGGGGCTTGTGAACATGGAACCTTGATCGTTGTCAATGGCCTTCTTAACGATGTCCTCACGGACCTGATCGGCAAACCCGTAGGCTTTCGATCCGTAGGCAAGGGTCATCACAGACCGTTTCGTTACCTTGCGGGACATTCCATATTGGAGCCACGCAATACTGAGGGTTTTTGTTCCCAGTCGGCGGATCTCAGTGATCTCCCCGGTGGTCTCATCGACCTTCACTTCCGTCCAGTCTTCAGTTCCTTCGACCTTCAGGCGCTCCAGTTCCTTCTCGACCTCATCAGCTACCAGCTTGTAGATGTCTTGGACTTGCTCAGAAGGGACAAGGTTGACCGCACGCCCGCCACGCTCATCTCGAAGCATCGCGGAAAAGTGCTGAATGCCAGAACAGGAACCATCGAACGCAATGGGAAGGGCACTGACGTGTGCAGGGCCATTAGCTTTAACGCCAGCCCACTCAAAGCAGAACGCGAGGAAACAGAATGGGGAGTCCATTTGCATCCAGTCGGTGACGTTGAGGGGATCGTTGGCACAAGCCAAGATGAGTTCTTCATGGTCCAGCACCCATTGTTTACGTTCAGCGAAAGGCACCTTATCGACGCCCGCAGTGTTGGCCCCGTGAATCATGAGCCATTCGATTCCTTCCTCACCGATGGGAGCCCCTTCAGCGGCCTGCAAGATCCCTTTCGTCATGTCGTTGGACTGAGGGTTGAACGCAGGGATCGCATAGACCCGGCCACGCCAGTCGAGGTTGTACGGGAAGTAGATCGCATCGTATCCAGCGAACTTGTTGGCCTGCTCCAGAGCGAACTCATAGGCCAGTCGCCGGGAGACCCTTGCGGAGTCCTTACGGTAGACCGCAGCGGCTTCCTTCTTCCACGCCTTGAGAGCGTCCTCGTTGGTGTCGATGTCGTGTGGCTTCGGTGGCAGCTCTTGGCGTTCCGTTGTCGGGAACTCCTTGATCTGTACGTTCTTCCACTGGATCACCGCATTGGCGACCTCAAGGATTCGAGGGTTGATCTTCCATGCCGACTGCTGGGCGATGTTCACGGCCTTGATAACCTGAGGCATATGGACATCGCGGTAGCGCTTGACGGCCTTCTTGGTGCCCAGACGGATCAGAGTCACAGGCTTGCGACCCTTGGCCCAGTAACCGCCACCCTGTAGGCCCTTCCAAGGCTTCGGAGGGACGACACAAGGTTGGAACTGAGGCGAGATGCCAGCCAGCGAGTAGGCACGCTCAGAGAGCTTGTCAGCCCACTCAGGACGCAAGTGGACGTACTCACCATCGGCCTTCTTGTCACCAGCGAACTGACGTTTGACTTCGATCAGTTGAGTCGATTCGATCAGCAGTTCCAACATGCGGATGCCCATATGGAAACGGACATCAGCGTCTGCAATGTTCCAATCGACCCACTCCTGCTGGAGTTCACCCTTTTCGAGCATCGACTGCTCGACCTTCTCCATGTACGCCTTCTTGTAGGTCAGCCCATTGCGCTGGGCCAGAGCCTTGGCGATGTGCTTCTCGAAGTGCTGGCGCTCCAGAGTTCGGATGCGACCGAAGCGGGCTTCATCCTCAAGGGCACCACCCACGCTGATCGCCATCTCAGTGACGGTCGGAGCGGACTCACGAGAGCCACCAGTGCGGCGCAGGGCGAGCATGTTCACGACCCACTTGATGGTGATCGCGGCCATGGTGTCAGGGTTCATCTGCTGGAAGGCACCGATTGCAACGTGCTTTCGGCGGACCTTGGTGACTTGGTGTTCGATCCACTCAGAGATGGCCTTTGAGAGAAGCGGGACCAGTGTCGAGATGAGCGGTGTTGCTACCCGGTTCTGTGCGAACTCTCCACGTTCCATCTGGCGCTCAAGGGCCTTGTGGAACCGTTCCTCACCCAAGGTGTACGCCTCGTGTTCCAACCGCAATTGCTCAGCGGCCAGCTCGACGGTGTACAGGTTGGACAGGGTGTTGAACGCGGAGGATGCAGTGATGTCGCTAAAGTCGTGACGCGGAGTTGCTTCGAGCATCTTTAAGATTCTCTAAGAGATATAGTTATCTAATAGTTTTGATCTATTAGGTTTATCTCTGAGAGGTCTTTAAGTTGTCTTTAAGGAACAGCCCCTCAGAGTGTGTCGCAACAGTGAGGGGTTTTAATTTGCTGGCTTAGCTGGTTGTTACGATCCGGCCATGAACATCGGACATCTTGTAGACAAACTCCTTGATCTCGCGGCGATCCTGCCACCACTTGAGCTTCGGATCATAGGCGTGTTGAGTGATCGTGAGGATCTCCCCATCGACCTTGGCCCAGAGAGCCGTTACGACCAGACCACAAGGGCCAAGACCGAGCTTGAATTCGACCTCCTTGGCCTTGACGAGACCGTAAGAGCCCGGATCGACCCATGAGGCACGGAAGCGGATGGTCTTGAGCATCTCAGAACCCTCCCCGGTAGCAGCGGGTAAAGTCCCCACGGTCGCTGTAGCGCAGGTGCTTGCGTTGCATCGCAGCCTTCACGCAGTCGAGTAGCTCATCGCCCACCATGGGAGCGCACAGGTTCTTGACCAGACGTACACGCTTGGCCTTGTGGATCTGGGCATCGAGAAGGCCCTTGCGAGCCGGTTGGTAGTTCGTGTGGATCACTTCAGTTCACTCCAGTGGACAAGTAGGTGACGGTCGCCAGTCAGCACAGGCAGGCCGTAGTGCAGCGTGGTTTTGCCGAGGAACAACATGCCCCAGCCGGTTAGGTTCTGCTCGACCTCGATAGGGTCAGCGAACGGGCCCCGGTGGACCATCGTGCCGCCCCCTGTGAGGTCATCGTTAAGAGCCACTACCAGAGTCACGTCTGAGTCTTGATCGACGTGCCAGTGGCCTCGTGGAGTCTCTGAGGGCCTGTAGAGCGCCGCTTGGATGCTCGTTAGGTGTTGAGGGTCCAGATTCAGCAGGACTTTCGCATAGGCCACGCCCACGTCATGCCAGAAGGACCGGAAGACCTCGTAGAAGACCGGGTGATCGTTCTGCAAGACCACCTCAGGGATCTGCGCTTCCTCAGGTTCCTCAAGGTTCGGCTCATGCTTGAACTTGGAGACCTCGTGGATGATGTCCTTGCAGTAGCCGGGATGCAGATAGGCCACGCTGTAGACGCCCGGTGCATGGCAGACCACGCATTCATCCATGAACTTGACCCAGCGGGCCCAGTCAGGGTGCGCCTCGAACTCTTTGGGACTGATTCCCATGTTAGTCTCAGCGAATGCGGCCATTTCCAGCAGCGTTTCCCGGTTTTCACGCAGGAAGGGATGGTATTTATCAGCAGATGCAATACCGGTCGTCGCTTTTGTGAACACTCGGCTCATGCGAAGACCCCTTGCACAGCGCCATACCACAGCGCCTCCTTGTCCAGCTTGAAGGGCTTGAAAAACTCCCGGCCTTGTGCATCAGCAATCGCAATAAATTGCTTGCGTCCCAACCAGTTACGTGCCCAGCGACCGAGGTAAGTGATCCCGCCCGGTGCCTTGAAGCTGTGCGTTACGCCCCGTGCCTTGAGCCAATCGCGGCGCTCTTTATCGGCTTTGTCCAGCAAAGCTTGAGCTTCCTTCTGACGAGCGAGGGTATACGGATGCGTTGTCAAGCGGTAAAGTTGGGCAATGAGTGTCGAGAAGCGACGTTCGTTCTCACTCGACCACACAAAGAGAGCCTGAAGGATCAGATGCCCGACTTCCTGCCCATTACCGGCGTGGAACTCGAAGGTGAAACGACTGTCAGACCCATCGACAGGACGAATGCACACACGGAGCCAGCGTTGACCACGCTTGTTCTCGACGTAGTGCTGTAGACCGTCCTCCAGTGCCGCTTCCATGGCTGCGAGGATCTTTACGGCCACCGCGTTGGTGACAAAGTTGGTGCGGTTGTAGCGTTGCGGAAACATGACAAGCCCTTATCAGTTGGTGGTGCGTGATGTGTTCCCATAGAGCCCTCAAGGAAGGCCCTACAGCGAATCGTGTCACGCAGCCAGATGGTTAGCGAGGTGATCCAATACGAAGGCGCGTTGGTCGCTTGGGAAAGCCCCTGTAGACGCCTCAAAGAGTGATTGTTCGCAGGTGTCAGCGAAGTAAACGGCATGGCAGACGCTCACCCATTCAGCCGGGATGTGTGCCTTCAGGTCGAGCCACTGGATACGTGCAAGCTCACACTCTTGCGCGGTCTCGAACTCTTTGTCGTAAATCAGGTGCCCATAGTCATGGAAGACCCGAAACGTGATGTTCCCAGCGACACCGTAGATGGCCGTCTCAGAGAACTCAGGCGACACCACCAGCTTGCCGCCAGCAGCCTCAGCCTTGAGCTTTGCGAACGTATCAGGTGCGTCCTTGGAGATGCCCAGAGCCAGCGGCATAACGGTCTGATACTCAGTGATGCACTTGCGGTACGCATCGACCAGCAGGCAAGCGGCACGAGCGAGGATGAAACGGTTGGCGTTGTTCATGGTGGTGTTCCCAGTTAGTGAGGTGATTTGTTCCCGATGAGCCCTCAAGGAAGGCCCAGCAGTGAATCGTCACGCTTGCACAGTGGTCCAGTTGCCATTCCACGGTTCGCCATTGAGGAACCATGCGTAGTCCTTTTGGTTCACACGGACGCCCGGTAGACCATTGAGGCGCTCTTTGGTGGTGTTGCTTGACCAGCCACCATCGCAGATCTCAAAGGCACCCATAGGGCCCTTGTCGCGGCGTGCAATGGCGTTGCCGTGCAACTTGAGAACGATCACCTCGCCCAGTGGCGACAGCTCGACCGTGGTGTTACCGCCAAAGCTACCGGTACGGCCAGCGATGAATGCGTTTACAGCTTCTTGCGTTACTTTACGTGCCATGGTGTTAGTCCTTCTGGTTTGTCCAGTGGTTTGCAGTGTCGATAGCGTCAGACCGGTCACTTGCGTGGTAGTCAGCGCCAGCTTGCTTGATGGTGCCCTTGTAGAAGACCACACGGAATTCTCCCCACTCAGCATCGTGGTAGAGCTTTGCGATCCGTCCAGACCCCGCATTGACGATCTCAGCGAACTTCTTGCGTGCCATTACTCGTGGTCCTTTGTTTGTTGGTCCAGTAAGTCTGCCTTAGTGCGATGCCAGAGCGCCTGCAAGACCCTCGAATGGGTTAGCGTGCGATCAACATCATCCCTTAGCGTGGCGTACATAGGATGGCTCACAGGGCCCTCAAAGCGTGCGAAGACTGACTTAGCTGCCTCATGGGCATTCACGGCCAGCTTCATGCGTTCCTCAAGATCCTGTAAGGCGTCCTTTAGGGCTTGTGTGCGTTGGCTCATGATGTGAGACCCTCAGCTTGTGTGGTTACGGTTCGTAGGCTCTCCTTGTACTGCCAGTGAGCCTACTGCCCTAATCACTACCCGAGCCCTAAGACCTCGACCAATCCCCTTGCAGGGCCTGAGAGGTGCCCATTAGGGCCCGGTTGTTACATTCCAAGTTGTTAAAGAGCGTAGGAGTAGCGTCGTAGGCCGTGTCTATCAGCCAATCCAGTGCCAGTCCGTTGTAGCGGTGAATCTTGTTGATGTGGCGTATTCTACAGCGTTTGAATCAGTTGTCAAGCGTTTGTTTCAGCTTCCATCCCATCCGTGTTCGCTACCTTAAAGACCCTTGGCACACGTATGATCGCAGGTCAGTAACTACTAAGCTTCAGGGCAACTCCGCGTTAACCCGTAGGTCATTGCGTTGTTGATGGTGGCCATTCTACAGGCTTAGACGATACCGTCAACACCTTTGTTTCTATCAACGATGCCTGATCAATAGCCATGGTCTATATGGTCCTCATTAGGGCATACAGATAGAGACAGACAGGCTCATTGAGGTTCCCTATGGCTACCCATCAGGCCCATAGAGATAATCCATTGGATCACCCATTGATACTGGCCCATAATGATCCCCATGAGATGCCCTTGAGGGAACACAACGGGATCTCGATGATGCCTCACGGGGAAGGGATGCCTCATAGAGGAACTGAGAGGGCCCTACGGGGGTAATCTCGGAGTTTGTTTATGAGAGGTGCTCTCTCAGATTTTTCTCTCAGATTCTCATTAGGGACACCTTAGGGTATCTCTGAGGGAATGTCAACTCCTAACGATCTCATTGGGGCCTTCTATGAGAAGACCATTAGGGAGACCATTAGGGTTGATCTTACCGTCCAATGAGGTAGTGTGTCAACACTGCCGAAATTGGACCGCTCCGGCTGGTCAATCAGCACAGCCACCAGATGCCACACAGACGAGGGTCGAGACCCAATCCATAACCACCGACCCTTGGGCGATGCCAGAGGCAACGATCAGAAGGCCGATGAGCTTGTAGGTAGACCGTGAGAGAGCCAGCCGCTTCAGTACGAGCAGCACGGTGGCTTTCTCTACAGTCATGGTCTTACTCTCCTTTGATGATGATCATCCTTGATCGTTGGTCCTTAGCTTGGGGCATTAGGCAGATCACACGATGGTGGAATCCTAATGTGTAGAGAACGTGTCTGTAGATCTTTAAGTATCTCAGAGGGGTCTCTCCCAATAGTGAGGGGTTTTAACTTTGCGTCGAACGTGTCGCTATCGTGCAGGGATCGTGTTTCCGGCTACCAGCCCATGTAATTGGTCATGGTGCCATCGTCCTCGTACAGGATGTCGATAGAGTCGCTGATTGCGAGCTTCCGAGCGCTGTCATAGCCACTCATTGCGTCCTCAAGGTGGGCCTCAAGGAACTCGCTCAGCATCTCTTGCTCACCTACCTTCGAGTCCTTCTCCATGGCGTCTGTGAAGAACTGTACGCCGATTGCGAGGGCATCCAGTCGGTCATCATGGGCCAGTGAGCCTCTCTCACGGGTGATCCGTGTGAGTTGGTACAGAAGGCTGTAGGAGGTGTCGAGGGTGCCATCGTTGTTGAAGGCAGTGCGGTAGTCCTTGTCGATCAGAGACTCTTGGATCACCAGACGGTGACTGCCCAGCACAGGCTCCAGAACGTCGCAGATGCGCATTTCCTTCTGACCCTTGGACTTGACCTCAGTGATCGCGCAAGGGAACGTAGCGGTCAGCACAGGGGCGAACAGCTTGAGGTACATACCGTCACCGAAGTTACCCTCGATCACGACCTCATTGACCTTGTAGATCTTGGCGATGTTCGCAAGGGCCTGAAGGGTTGTGTCCTCGTAGCCACCACGGAAACCACCAGCGTCCATCAGGAAGATGTAGCCGTTCAACTGGTATAGCACGGCATAGCCGGTCTCATCCTTACCACGACCAGATGGGTCGATCACGAGGATCTTCTGGGCGTACATTGCCATGGCTTGACCCACGGACTCGTACTTGTGGAAGCGGTCGCCTTTGAGGCCCACCAGAGGAACGCCCTTGCACTCGTTAGCGCTATTTGGAAGCCATGTGAGTACGGTAGGGCCCTTATCGAGCGCAAACGTCCCCACGATGAAGTCACGCAGCTTGAGAGGGTATTTCTCCATGTCCGACAGGTTAGGGTTGAGCATGAACTGCAAGGCGAAGCCACCCTTCCCGTAGGAGAGTTCCCGCTCACGCAGATCCTTGTCGTCGAATCGAATAGGGTCTGTAGGTTCCCAGAAGTCAGCCTCACCGTTGTCCAGTTCCTTGGCAAGCATAGGAGCCAGACGTGGGCCGTAGGAGTCGCGATCAGCTTGATCCTTAGGGTATCTCGCAGGCCAGATCGTAGTGACGTAGCCACGGCCTTCCAGCTCGCGGTAGAGGGTCATCTCGGTCTGAGGGGTGCCCAGATAGATGATCGTTCCACCCGGTTTCAGGATCGCATCGAATTCCTTAACGAGTTCTCCGAGGTGATCACGAGCGGCCTGTGTGCCAGAGTTGTTTGGAACCTCAACGTCATCCGCGATCAGGATGTCAGCACGGCTACCAGTCAACTGACCGGTGATACCGACAGACTTCACAGAAGGGGAGTGGTCAGGTTTCGCTAAGCCAACGTCGAAGGCCAGAGCAGAGTCACGTTGCCCGGTGCGGGGCTTCAACTCGTGCAGGAAAGGCAGCAGGTCGATGATGCGCTTGATGAAGATACTGTTCGCATCCGCACGCTCTTTCGAGGCAGACACGATCATGAACTTGAGGTCGGGGTTGTTCCAGAGCTTCCATACGACGAATGCGCATGTGATGAAGGATTTGCCGATGCCTCGGAAGGCTTGAAGGATGAAACGTCGCTCGTCACCGCGTGAGAGCTTTGCAGCCATGTCGATCTGACACTTGGTTGGCTTTGGCAGGTTTAGGGCCCGCCAGAGCACGAACAGGAACAGAACGAATGACCGCTTGATCTTGTCCAGATCGTCGGTCGGTTTGGTCATTACTTACCTCCTTGCAGGGCCCTCACGGTTTGTTGGAGAGCGTTGATGGTGATGTCTGCTCGCTTGGCTTCTCCGATAAGAAATCGAGCATCCTCGTCTCGAAGTGGGACTCGGCCATTAGTGACTGGTCCACTACCACCAAGGGTGCGGCACACGACTCCATCGGCGGCTTTGACTGACAGGCTGATATTGCGAGACTTGAGGTCAGCAATAACGCCAGCAGCAGCCGTCCCGGTCTTGTCGAGTTGAGCTTTCCAATTGAGCGAAACGTCAGCGATTGCTTTCTGCATTGCATCTCGTTCTACCTCCAGTTGTCTTGCGGCCACCAATTGGTCGGCCTGTTGTTTCAGGGTCAGGGTGTCCGTTGCATCTGAGTGCCCCTTGGCGTAGGCCAGCCCAAGGCCAGCCGTAACCAAAAGACCCCACATGACGAACTCTTTGAGGTTCAACATATGGGGTCTCCTTTAGTGGCGAACGTCCGAGCCGTAAAGCTCATCGTCGGTCAGATCCGGCACCTCCTTGAGGGCATCTGCGAGGTCGCCCAGAAGGGACTCGTCAGGCTTCAACTTGGCGATGGTGAACTTGTGGCGCTCCAGCAGCTTGCCGACCGCGTTGTACAACTGAGGGGTTCGCTTAGCTTCATCCTTCAGGTCTGCCAACATGGATCGAGCGGCTACCGTATCGAGCGCCTCAAGGAGTTTCTCAAGGGTTTGATCACTCATTTGGTGGCTCCTTATTCTTGCGCTTCTCATCCATGACGGTCTTGAAGACCAGCACGAACGTCTGCACGATGGTGTAGAGAATGATGGTGGCGTAGAACCAGTCAGACAGGCTCATGCCAGCCACTTGGCTTGCCACTTCGGCACCAGCTCCAGCGGCGATAGGGGCAGCGCGAACTACCCCGTTGGTGAAGTCGATCTCAAGGGAAGCCATTAGCTCATAGCCTTGATCTGAACGCGCAGATTCTTAGCGAGGTCGATGGTCGCCTGATCGGCCAGACCCAACATCACGTCGGGCCAGATTTTGTCGAATTCAGCTTGCAGGTCCTCAACGGTCACGTCTGGGCGAACCCACTCTCCAGCGGAACCTTTAAGTTCCTCGAATAGTTGACGACCGTGCTCCATGACATCATTAGGGTCTGCTGTGAACTGGACCTCAGTCGGTTTGTCAAAGTATCCACCTCCATCTAAGGTCACAGTGCAGGTGATGAGGTTTTTCTCTCTATTGGCCCACACAGGGTCCTTGGCATCCATTAGGGTTACACCTGTTTCGAGTGTGATAGGGAATTCCATAAGTAATCCTCCTTAAAGGTAAATGGTTGGTAGGTTAGGCAATGCGCTGGAACAGAGTGTGGCTGCCACCGCCTGCCCATCCACGGGAACGCCATGTACCGGGGCAGCTACCACCGTTGGCCCCAGTAGATCCATAGGTCAGGTTGCCTCCAGCCACGTCCACGCCATATGTTGCCGTCACGTTAGAACGGCAGAACGCATACGAGCCGACACCCTGCTCCCCTACGCTAATCATCCAAGAGCCTAAGTTCGTGTTGTTCAGGATTTCTCGGTTAGTGCCACTTGAGTCCATCATGTGCAACTGATTGCCGTTCAGCCAAAGAGCCAGAGCATACGATCCACCACGGTGGAACCCGTAGGCTGGAGCAGTACCATCATCGGTCTGAGCCATGAAGTGGCAGTTGGCATACATGGAAGCGTTTGCGCCTACACCGTTGCGGTATGACGCGACACGTCCAGTATTCTCAATCCCACCTTGTGTATATGCAGTAGCACGGGCCGTAACATTCCCAGCAGATATGTTGTTTAATGTGGTCCCGCCATCTGGGGCAAAGGTCGCACACGCCACCTCACCTGCCTGCATCCGTACCGATTTGTCTGGGCCAGCATAGAGAATCCCACGGGAAGTACCGTCAGGGCCGTAGAACCAGACATGGGAGTTAGACGCTGTGTTCGGGGCAAATACCTGCACGTTGCCGTTCTTGAACTGGGCACCAGTGTTCACTGTTAGACCGGCTACAGTGGTGTTCTGTAGGGTGGTAGCACCTCCAACTGAAAGGTTCCCAGTGAATGAGGCACCAGTGTTCACTGTTAGACCGGCTACAGTGGTGTTCTGTAGGGTGGTAGCACCTCCAACTGAAAGGTTCCCAGTGAATGAGGCACCAAGTCTCCCGTTGAGCTGGGCATTGAAGTCGATGGAGGACGAACTCCTTGAGCGGAACCCGTCTACCGCAATTACGTCGGAATTCCACTCCCAGCCGGTGTTAATCTCTACCTTCTTTCCAGTCGCGTTTACTTCACGGATCGCCCCACCGAGAGCGTTCATGTTGCCCAGCTTGTCGGCTTCAGTCTTCGCACGGTCGGCTTCAGTCTTCGCACGGTCGGCCTGAGCGGTTGCAGCGGTCAGCTTATCGTTCGCCAGAGAGGCAGACGTAGCGGAGGCCGTAGCGCTTGCAGCGGACTTGCGGGAGTAGTGGAGCGACGAGTAGCGAGTATCAGCCACAAGGGTGTCTTCAGGGTTTGCAGCCCACTTCGATGCGTTCGACTCAGAGGTCGCAGCAGCGGCTTGGGAGTTCCCAGCGGTGTTCTTAAATGCTTCCGCTTGGTTGCGATACGACAGCGCTGTGTCCCGATAGGACGCCGAAGCGGTTGCCGAGTTGGCCGAGTTGTTGGCCTGAGCGAGAGCAGCAGCAGCCGAGTTGGCAGCAGCCTGAGCGCTTGCAGCAGCAGCCTGAGCTTGGTTCAGTGCAGACCCTGCCCATTGCTTCTGTTGTCGCAGGTTGACCGCATCACCATCGTCCACGCCATCAGCGAGGTTCACGATCTTCCGGGCACGAGCGTCGAGGTTGCCATCGTTGTTCACGCCGATTGTGTCAGCGGTCAGGTCACGGGCTTCCTCAGCGATATGCAGGGATTGCACGCTGGAGATGTTGAGGTCATACGCACGCAGGATCGAGCCGTCAGCGAAGTCCACCAGACGCTCAGTTGCGGAGGTCAGTCGGCGGATCTCAATCAGGTTGAAGTTGTCCGATGGTCCCCACGCCTTGGTGGTGGTGATCGTGGTCGGAGTGCTAAAGCGGTATTCGGTGTTGAGGATCAGTTCCCGTCGAGTCGCGCCGATCAAGGTAACGACGACGAACTTCCGAGCGAGATACTCGAAGGGGATCGTGAAGTCCTTGGTGGCGGAGTTGATTGGATAGGTCCGCACCGTCTTTGGTGTAGTAGCCATGTCGTCTCCTTATAAAAATGGGCCCTCGATGTGAGAGCCCGCATGTCGCAATAGTGAGGGGTTTTAACGCTGGCGGTATTCCATGCCTTGAGACTGCATGATTGCCGACAGTGCCCGTTGAGTGAACGGATCGTTTGGCACGAGGCCACGCAAGCCGTTGTACAGGCCGGTCTTGTAACCCTGCTCTTGAGAGTTCCTTGGGGTGTTGTTCCAGATCCCGTTGGCGTTCGCACCGACCTGATAGATCGACCCGAGGATGCCAGCACCCGGAACCTGTTCGAGGCCCTTAGCGAGAGGCGCAGTGACGCCATCCGAGCGCAATGGGTTGTAGCGAGTCGGGTGTTCACGCTTCTTGAACTCAGGACCACGAGGCAGGATCGAGGTACGCACAGCAGCAGCCGGGTCGTAACCCAGTGGAGCGAGGACAAAGTTGGCCGCACCGATAGGAGCACCGAGGATGTTCCCACGGGAAGCAGCAGCCCACGTCATCATCTCTGGGGTGAACGAGTTCGCTAAGAATTCCTTACGGTTCTCTTGAGGCATCCCTTGAGCTTGAACGTAGCGTTGCGCCACATAGAAGGCCGTAGCGAGGCCCGTAGAGATGGACACTTGGAGTGCCGCATCGAGACCCGCAGACATCCGGTCGTCAGCCTTGGAGACGTTGTACACGGTCCGCACGAGGCGGGCGTTGAGTGTCCGCAAGACGAACTTCTTGAACTGAAGCGCCATGTGCCAGCCAGCTCCCAGAGCCTTGGAGTCCTGAGATGACAGCTTGTGTGGACGCAGGATTGTCTCATCGGCCACCTTGTCACCGACACGCCACATATCCATGGTCCGAGGATCACGGCGCAGTGCCTCAGGGTCTTTGATCTTGAACCCGTCACCGTCTTTGACGATGTGCTGGTTGATCGCAGCCTTGATGTCACCGAACTGTTTCTCGGAGATGGACAACTGACGCAGACGGTCAGGCGTGAAGATCTTCGCCTCAGCACCGTGAGCCGCATTGATCATGTCCATGAGGGCACCTTGACGGCCAGCCTCAATGATGTAGTTCGAGGTCTCAGTGAGCATCTTGGTGAACGGACTGATAGCAGCAAGTTCCTGAGTCCCGTACTTCAGCGTACCGACCATCTGAGCGGCCACCTTTGAGGCCCCTTGAGAACGCAGTCGATCCACGATGTCAGCTCGACGAGGACGGATAGCATCATCCAGCTCGCGCCCGAAGATGAGCCCGTGCATCTCCTTGAGTTGCTCTGGTCGGATCTTGGAGCCCCAAGTGGTCATCTCCCGAAGGAAAGGGACACCGTGGAGCATCATGCGCAAGTGACCATTCGTGACCATCCCGGCCACCTCAGTGAAGTTCTGAGCGGCCATGTAGGCGTTCTTGGTGAAGAACGAGAGGTCGTTGAGGGACCGCAGGAACGTCCCGAAGGTACTATCAGGGTCACGACGAGCACGGCCAGTCAGCAGCTTCACAGCGCTTTCCAGTGCGTCGATCTCCTTCGAGTTGCCCTGCTTGGTGCGGATAGCCAAGACCTGATCCTTCAGGGTTTTCGTGTCGATTCCCATCGAGCCCATGATGCCCACGTCACCGTTGATACGGCGGTCGTAGGAGGACATGATCTTCGGCATATCCCAGAGGCGCAGGTCGTTCACAGCGAAGCTGGAGCCATCCGACAGCGGCACAGAAACGTCCGAGTCGAACAGGTTACGGGCTTCGAGGAAGTTGTTGTTCTCAGCGCCGACCAGAGAGTTCAGGCCATCGTCGATCATGGAGCTACGGTTGAAGTCTGCTGTGTGAGCAATACCGTAGGCTTTGTCGTTGGCATACTTGGTGACTGCCGCCTTGATCGCCTCAGGTGTCGCCACCTTGCCATCCTTCTCGATTGCTTCCTTGATCATCTTGTCCACACGAGCTTTGACTGCTGGACGTGAAGCGTAGGACGCCAGCCACGACTCTTGGATTGCCCGTTGCAGGCCGTCCTCACCACCGAACTTCTTGATGTGCGCGGCCTTAGCGAAGTCGTCATAGACGTTAGGCACGTAGGAGCCACCATGGCGAGTCGAGTCGAGCAGGGACTTGGCCTCAGAGTTACCGAACTGAGCCGGGTTCTCAAGGATGTCCTGCTTGCGGGTGAAGTGCTCGTTGATCAGATCGTGGAGCGCCTTCTCTTGCTTCGACAACTGGGCGACCTTCTGCTTGCTCTGGTCTTCGATGGCCTCAGCCACACGGCGATAGAGCAGCTCCTGCTTGGACTGGATGCCCGGTTTGGTGGCATACCGTGGGTCTTCTTTGAGGGCACTTTCAGTCAGGTCATTCAGTTGACCATAACGAATGTGGTCCTCGCCACGGATGCGCTCAATGATGTCCGAAGCGGTGGCCCCAAACTTCCCGTTAGTGCCCGACTCGGTTTGCACCGTGGAGCGGAACAGTTGACCGCCGATCTTGCGGATCGCCTCGTCTTCTGTACGGTTGAGCGTGTAGCCAATCTCAGCGATGGCCCCAAGGTTGAAACCACGAGCAGAACGCTCAGGCTCCAGTTGGGCAACCATGCGCAGGGTCTTTGGGTTGATCGGGTTGGTGGCGCTCAGGATCGAACCGTCACGCAACCGAACGGCACCCGGTTCACCCGGAACGTCCACGTAGTCCACGCCATCGTGACTCTCAGGAACATCGTCGCTATTCCATGGGGAACGGGTCGGGTCGTCCTTGCCAGCCAAGCGGGCTTCCTCACGGGCCTGTAGGCGCGCAGTGGTGCCATAGAACACGTTGGGCTCAGAGGAATCTTGGTGGCGCGCAAGGATGCCCTCAATGGTGTCATCAGGCATGTCGATACGGCCTTCCTGCTTGGTGTAACGCTCACCGTGGAGACCGAGGATCTTCTCCAAGTAGGCATCATCCTGAGCATCGACCGGTGGCTTTGCAGGCACAGGTTCCATGCCATCCACCAGAGGCACCTCAGAGTTCTTCTGAGAGGCTTCACCGTGACGCGCAAGGATAGCCTCAAGGTCAGCGTCAGCCATGTCAGGACGAGCCTGTGCGGACGTTACGCCCTTGGCGATGTACCGGTCGAGGATAGCGGCCATGCCACCACCCATCACAGCACCAGCCACAGCGGCGTTCGCATAGTGAGCTTCGAGACCAGTGGCCTCAGAGCGCAGACCTTCAGACGCCACAGAGAGGCCCGAAGTGAACGCAGCCTGTTTGGCTACACGAGCCGCAAAGGAAGCACCAGCAGCACCCGGAACAGGGACGTAGGACACAGGGTCCAGCGGAGCAGCAGCCAAGCCACCAATCAACTGAGACCCGATTGGAGCCGAGTCGATGATCTTCTGGTTGGCGAGGTTCTCCTTGGCGACCTTGATCGCGTTCGGAAGCTCAGCCTTCACGCCATGGGTCCGGTCCATCAGGAACGAGAACATCGAAGGTGGGATGCCAGCATCAGCAATCGCCTTGTAGTCCTCGTCATCCCATTGGGCTTGGATTGGCGAGTAGTCCGCCAGCGGGTCGTGTTCTTCTTCACGGAACATGTCGCGCAGCTTCATGCCGCCCCACGAGTTGTCGATGGAAGCCACGGCCACGCCGAAGGTGTTCTTGAACCATGAGTCGTCCTTAGGACCGTTCTGGGCGTAGTCCATCTCTTGGAACGACTGCTTGGTCTGAGGGGCATCGCCTTGGCTCAGGTTGAAGCCTTGGCGGTCTGGAGCCTCTACACGTTGTACCTTAGGGCCCTTGGCGATTCCGTCCGTGTATTGCTCGAAGTCACCATTGAGCTTTGGGGCGTTGGGCTGATCGAACCACTTGCGGCTCGGAGAATCCCCAGCGACATCCAAGAGGTTCGCCATGTACTTCTGGCCCTCAGGGCTGATCTTCGAGAAGTCACCACGATCCAGAGCGGCCAACTGGGGAGCGCCCAGCCGACCGTTGCCTTGGTTGTACGCCAGAGCGGCCTTCAGATAGTCGCCCTTGTAGGTGCCCAGAAGGTCACGAGTGAGCGCAGCAGCGGCATTGATGGACTTCTGAGGGTCGTTGAAGTCCTCGTCTGTAACGAGCCCGTAGGCCCGCCCAGTCGCTTTGGTGAACTGCCCCAGACCACGAGGCCCGGTTGGGGACTTCGCGGTTGGGTTGAAGCTCGACTCGTTGAAGATCTTCTTGTGCAGGTAGTCGTAGTTGACACCGTTCGCATCAGCAGCTTCACGAATCATCTGGTCGTAAGGTGTGCCCTCAGCCAGCAACTTTGCGTATTCGTCTTTGCGGTTCATTCAGTTCTCCTTACATGATTCCACCATACGTCTGACCGGCTGATTGCTTAGCCTTGGCCTCATCGACGCCTTCGCGGAACTGTTGTTGTTTAGCCGCTTCCTGTTGAGCCTTGTAGATCAACTGAAGGGACTGTTTGGTCAGGCGCACACGGCGACCTGTTGGTGACGAGATGAGGATGTCGCCAGTTGATCCATCGCTGGACACGGTTGCCGATGCACCAGCCCACGCTGGAGTCTCAAGGAGGCCCTGCATGGTTTTGTTCACGATCTCTTGACCGGCCTTCCACGAGTTCACGTCTTCTGGCGAGGCCATCAGGGTGCGCTTGTCGAGACGGCCAATGTAGGCAGAGTCGTCGTCCTTCTCAGAGAACGCCACGGTGTTGTCCTGAAGCCACTGAGAGAGTTTCTCACGGGCCAACTTAGGGTTCCCGTGGCGCTCAATCGCTCCATCGTAGATAGTCCGTGCGAGCCGCTGGAGAGGTCCGGGGATGCTCGACAGATCCTTGTTGGAAGTGTCGTTCATCATGTTCATCCACTCATCGTTGCGGAACTTCTGCTCGTCCGGGGAGATGCCCTTCTTGGAGCGTTGCTGGTCGATGAGAACCTCAGGGGTGATCGCACCGTCAGCCAGATCCTTCAGTTGCTCAAGGAAGTCCGCTTGGTCTGGGAATACAGCCCCGATGGTTGCGGAGTTCGTTGCGTAGGCCCGTTGGAGTTCTTGAAGACGAGGCATGTCACCCGCTTCGCCCTGACGGACACTGTTGGCCCACTCACGCTGTGCATCGGTGATCAGGGTCTTGTAGTACGTCTGGAACGGACCACCCTCATAATCAGCGTTGAGGTACTGGGCGCGCATGGCGTCCTTCTTCTCATCCGACAGACCAGAGTTGTTGATGCGGTCCATGGTGCGGGCAGCGAAGGTTGGGCCATCTGACTCCTTGAATTCACCAGTGACGTTAGGGTCCACTGCTTGATCCTTAGGGCTCACAGGGACGTTCTCGCCAGCGATGCGGGCTGCATACGCCTTGTCCAAGACATCCATACGGTTGTCCTGCATGGTCGCCTGTTTCATGCCCTCAGCGCGCTTCTGCGAGTCCTCCTTGACGCGGGTCATCAGGTGTTGCTCAGCCTGAATCAGCATCTGTTTCTGAGGGGTCATCTCGTCGCCCTGTTGGACCCACGAGTTGTCTCCACGGAGCTTCTGAAGCATGGACCAGCCAGTGGCCGCATCGTCTTGGTTGATCGCCTGAGTGATCCCCAGAGAGAACGAACGGGTACGGTCAGCGTTCTTCTTGTACTCGTTCTCGTTGGCCTTGACGATTGCGTTGTCGAGTACATCAGCACCCATCAGGTCTTCAACCTTACGGGCACCACCGAGGACGTTCAGGGTCTGACCACGGAGCGACTGGATCAGGTTGCCACCGCCCGGTTTGTTCTGAGCATCATTGACCAGTTGGGTCAGAGACGACATCACGGATTGGTCGGTAGGGAACTGGTTCGAGGCGATGCCATGGTTGAAGTAGTTGGCGATATGCTCACCACCGCTTGGCGTGTTCATCACCTCAGGGTCATCCAGCAGTGGTGCCAGATCCCCACGGGTGTTCACAGCGGCTTGCGACTGGAACCACTTCGAGCGACGTTGGCCGTGCAGGTCGAAGATCGACGCAGACCGTTGAACGATGTCCTCGTTGTAGCCACGCTGGTACTCAGGGTCGGACTCGTTGATCCCCGCAGATTCCGCATAGGCTTTCGACGCATCGGTCAAACGCTGTTGGCGGTACTTGTCGAGGTAGTCACGGTCCTTGCCGTCGAACTCACCAGATTGGAGCTTCTGCTGGATCTCGTCTTCAACGTCATAAGCCGCTGTACGACCAGTCTTGTAACGCAGCATGTTCATCGCATCTGGGTCATCCTGATAGAGCAGGGTGCCCGCGCTGATCGCTTCACGGCGTTGGTCTGGTGTCAGCTTGCGGATGATCTCGTTGGACCGCGCATCGGCAGTCTTCAGTTGCTCATCCTTGTACGCGCCATAGGCATTGGTGCCAGCCTTGACAAAGTTCTGCATGGCCTCAGCGAATCCATTGGAACCCACAGGGCCCCTTTGGACGCTCGCTTGGAACCCTACGGTGCCAACTGAGGAATTCAGGCGACCGCTTTGTTGCATCTGCGCGCCGTCTACGGCACGTTCAATCTGGTTAGCCATTGTTAGTGCCTCCTGCTGGTGTACCGTTGGATGGGGATGCTGCCTTCGAGGAACCCTTCATGGACGACCCAGCGGCGTACCCATTGGCACCCGCAGAGATGATCCCGAGGGCGTTCGACAGGCCACTGGTCTTGATCACTTGAGCCTGACCTTTGAGGGCCGACTTGGTGTTCTCAGTGTTGGCGATCTGGTTCGCGAAGATCGACTGGTAGTCGCGGTGGTAGTTGTCCACCACGTCCATCCGAGAGGCCGATGCCTCGTTCTCGACGCTGTTCTGAATGCGCCGCATGGAGTTCCCTGAGAGACCCGACTCACCCACAGCAGCGCGGATGGTTCCACGGTTGCGAGTGGCCTGAAGGTTGATCTGAGAGAGTTGCTTGCGGGCTTCCTCCTGCTTGTCCACAGCGGACAGCGAGAGGTTGGCGTTAGCCATGTTAGTCTGCTTGACCTGCTCACGGGCTGTGCGACGTTGAGCGTCTTCGGCTGCACCTTCGGCCTTAGCCTTTTCGGATGCACCCATAGTTGCCCCAACGACAGCCACAGCGGCCATGCCGATGCTTACTGGTTCGCACATAGCGATCCTCCTATAGCCAGAATTGACGGAACGCAAACCCGGCTGGAGACATCGTGATCACGTTGGACCATGTGGCCCCCAGTGCGTTGAGCAGTCGGATATGCGGTGTGTTTACCACTGACACAAAGTTGGTCAGTTGACGGCAGTTAGCCGAGTGGTCCTTGACATCTTGAAGGTGCTCTTTGAGCAGCCTGAAGAACTTGAGCTTGCCTGCCATGGTCAGGGTCTCCACGTAAGTCGTAGTGACGAACCACAGGCAGTCTTTAGATCCCCCCACGGCCAATACGATTGAACCCTGCACGATTGCCCTTGTGGTCTCATCGAGACACAGCGGTAGGACATCGAGAGGGTTCCGATTGGCTTGGTGCATGTGGAACTCGTCGAGGTCATGAATGGCGAGGTTGCCAGCGGCCTGTTCGAGGTGTGCTTTCGTTGCTTTGATGATGATCATTAAGAACCCCCCATAGGTGGCAATAGTGAGGGGTTTTAATCCCCCACCACTGCGAGCCTGTTAGATGCCGGAAGAACGGCGGATGTAGTTACCTTCCCAGCCACAGCCGATCACGTTGAGCGGGTTCGGTGTATCGCTGGTGATGGTGACTCGTTGATTGAGAGCGTTGCCCGAGACCGGGAACTTGTACTGCCCAGTGCCCAGCGAGAGTTCGCCCAGCACGATCTGTTGCCCAAGGCGACCACCAGACATCACGTAGACGTACTCAGTGGAGCCGTTGTTGACGTTGATCTCGAAGGAGCCCGACTGTTCGTAGTTGAGCCATGCACGGCGAAGCTGCAACCGACCGATGTCCTCAGTGCTCGTCGAGCCGTCATCAGCGGTCTGCTTAATGAGGAACTTGGAGAACTCGTACTGGAAGGTGTACTTCTTGCCGATGATCATTTGCTCGCCCTGACGGTTGCCCGTGAAGTAGAGCTTCGATGCACCGTTCCAAGGCCCTGCGAACTCGTTAATGACGCCTTGCTGGTCGAGGGTATAGAACACAGCGTCTGCACCCGGAACCCCGCCATAAACGCTTGTGAGGTCCAGCTCGGTCTGGTTGGTGTCGATGTTGTACGCACCCAGCGTGACCTGTTTCTTCATGTCCATGTAGGCCCGATAAGGCTCAATGGCGAAGTCGATGGTGTGCTGTGTGAACTCCATACGTTCCAGACAGATCCCTTCAGGCCGTTCAGCCATCAGGTACAGGTAGGAACCAATCGAGGCCGCTGCGAGGATCTTAGTGTTGTCCCCAAAGTTCCAGTGAGAGAACGACTGCTGTTGCAGGGTCTCGTTGAGGTACAGGAACTTGTAGATGTACACGTTGCCCGGTGCGCCATCCGAGAGGATCGACACGAAGTTCTCAGTGCCCGACCCATGGATCGCGTGGACGGTGTTCGGCAGGTAGCTCGGAACGTGCGCAGAGACATCCTCAGCGGACTTCACGTCAGAGACATCCTGAATCGCGTAGTACCGTTTGAGGGACGTGAAGGACGCCCGAGGGGCACTGAAGTAAACGCCACGGCCAATCCCATAGGGACGAGCACCATCGCTCACGTCGAACTCGGTGGTCAGGTCCAGCTCGATAGTCTTGCTCGACAGGATTCCATTGCTCGACAGAACGAACTGAGCTTGGTCAGACCAGAGCAGCAGTTGCTCAGAGAACGGCACAGCGTACTTCAGGATCGAGATGCGGTTGTGACTGATCGCCACGTCGATTGGATCGTCGTCGCTCAGGGTCGCCACGCTCGATGGGAAGAAGTTGAAATACTTCGAGGTGCGGGACATGACCACGTTCTCGCCTGAGAGGAAACCCAGACGGTTACGGAAGAAGAACACGTCATTGATCGTCGCCCCGATGAAGGACGGCATTGGGTTCGTCTCATCGTCACCAGCGTTCCGGCCATCCCATGACAGAGGTGTCCAGTCGAACTGCCCATCAGCGGCTCTCACAAGCGCGTGTGGCATCGTTGCTGGATTGATCCCTGCGATGATCTTGGGCTTCGCTGTCTCCTTCCAGACCTTCGCAGAGGCATCGTATTGGACCCAGTAGTTGTCACCCGAACGGGCGCTCTCTCCGGTGATCTCAACGATGTACCCAGAGGGTGCGTTGGCTGGCAGTTTGTTAAACGACTGGACCTGATAGATCAGGCCGTTGAGCAGGGTGTCAGCGTAACCGTCCTTGGTGGCGATCTGGCGGATGTTGTCGTTGGCCGGGGCCGTGATCAAGATCCAACCTGTACCCGCCTGAAAGGACCACCCAGAGGGCCCCAAGTTGGCTTGCAGTTGAGCAGCCAGAGTCGATGCGATCCACGAGGCGTCCGTCATGTCCACTTGGTTCATGCCAGCGTATGGCTCACCAGTAGGGACTTTCTCAGCAGAACCGTTGGGCATCTTAATGGACGCCTGAGGGGACGACCCGGTGCCGTCACCGTTGATGGTGATTGACAGGGTGCGACCGTACTGACCGCCCCGCACGTTGATCAATGCACGACCGTCGAGGCGTGGATACGCAGGCCACGTCAGGGTGCTTCCCATCTGGGCGACAACTGAGCGGTTCACCACGAACGTGTAGTCCGCAATGGTGATGATCCGCAGGTCGGTCCGAGGGTTGGCACAGTTGGCATAGCCGTTATAGCCACGCACCGTGTACCAGTTGCCCTTCAGATCCCAGACCCCAAGACCGCCACCAGAGAAGCCCACGTAGTATTGCTCTTGGGCGTCCCGGTTGATCAGGTGGACCAGAGGCTTGGCCCCAAGGAAGCCCACGTTGGCGAGGCGTTTGATGAACGTGGTCGGTGGACGCTTCTGAAGACCTTGGGTCTCCGAGGACCATCCGTTGATCTGCATCTCGCCTTGGTTGGAGAAACGCAGGATGTTCGGTTGTTGCGAGATACCTCCTTTGAGGTTCTTTGTGGATTGCGAAACGAGTCCCATAGGCCCTCCTTAGCGAGAGATTTGACCGCCAACGAACGAGTCGCCGTCGAGCATGTTGAAGCCACCGAAGTCCAGCTCGTATTCCTGAATGGCCTGCCACGCTTCCTTCTCTTGCTCTTGGAGAGACCCTTCGATTTCCCCAGCCCCGAAGAAGCGGATGTTGAATCGACGAGACGCCTTAGCGACGATGTAGGAGCGGAAGCATTCAGGCATCTCACCGAACGACTTGAGGCGAATGAGGTCCACGGTGATTGGATCGTCAAACGTGTCGGACCCAGTGGATCGGTCGTAGACGTAGCCACCACGGTTGATGTAGTTGGTGCCACCAGAAGTGGTGATCCGAAGGTAGTCGCTCAGGTACTCGATGAGCTTCGAGAAGGCATCGGGAGTCAGCGTTGCGTTTTCCTCAATGTTGAACGTCCAGCCACGAGACTGGATCTCACGGTTGACCTGATTGAGGATTCGACGGCAGTTCGCTACGTCAGCGTTGGCGTCACCCTCAAGGGAACTCACAGGGCTCTCACCGATAGCTGCGAGCATGTCGTTGATGGCTGCGAGTTCGTCATCTGTTTCCAGAGTTGCTTCATATGAACGCATGTAGATCTCCTTAACGAAAAAACCCCAAAGAGCCGGTTAGGGCCCAATGGGGTTTGGTTGATGCTTAGACGGCTGGAGTGAAGACCAGCGCGCCAGCAGCTTCAGGACGCAGACCGCCGTGGCCCATTGCGTATTTGCCGATGATCTGGTCCGCTTGGAACTCAGGACGGCGAGCACGCTCCAGTGCCATGTCACGCAGCTTCACGGTGCCGACAGCCGAACGGTGGTTGAACAGGCCGACCACGTTGTTCGCGGCTACCTTGTCATCACCAGCAGCAGTGGCCGGGAAGATGTGCTTCTGGTTTGCACCATCGCTGTCAGTGCCAGCACCGCCAACGGTCAGGTGTGGAACCTCGATAACCTCGAAGCCCATGACGTTGCGGATGTTGCCGGTTTCTGGGTCGATCAGCGCAGCGTAGTTCGCAGCGTTTGGCATCAGAGCCGACAGGATCGCGCTGTAGTCTTCAGGCGAGGTGTAGTAGCGACGGTCGCCAGCAGGAACGTAGTTCTTGGTCAGACGAGCACGAGCCAGAGTCAGGCCCTTCAGGATCGCTTTACCACGAGCTTCGACATCGACCAGATCAGCAGCAGCGCCGATGTTCAGAACGATGGCAGTGCCCAGACCTTGGATGTTCTCGTTGCTTGCGGCTGGCAGGTTACACAGCTTGGCCATTTCAGCCAGAACAGCACCGTCAGCGGCGATAGCCAGAGCTTCACCCAGTTGCGCCGAGTATTCAGCACGAACGTCGTAGTGGTTCATCGCGTCTTCGATGTCGTAGATCAGAACGTCGCTGGTCAACAGACCGTCGATGGTGATCACTTTCTCGGAGTGCTTGATGTCTTTGCGCTTGTCATCGAGGTTCTCACCCGGTGCCAAGTAGTAACCCTTGGTGCGACCCATAACAGGGAAGCTGGCCGACTTACCATTCTGGATGGTGCGGACCATGTGCTTGTCCATGGTGACGGAACGACGCACGAATGCAGTCAGAACTTCACCACCAAAGACCTTGAGGAACAGAGCCAAGCTATCCGAAGCAGATTGGCCCTTGCCTTGGTTAGTACCGATTTTCTGACCGCCAGTTGCGTTTGCCATGTGTAGATCTCCTTCTATGAGTTTTCTTTGGGACGAACGAATCCCTCAGGAAACCGTTGAGGTCTCCCGATGGGATCTGTGTCGCAATAGTGAGGGGTTTTAAATTACCAGCTCGAAGCGCCTACTTTGGCCTCGACAGAACGGCGGTACTCAGGGTCATCCTGATAACGCTTGTCGCTCATCGCTGCGATCATCTCGCGTTGAGAAGCAAACCCTTGAGGGCCCTTAGCGGCAACCGTAGGAGCCGATGCACGCTTGTTGACGGCACGCTCAGGGGCCTTGCCGAACTTCTTGGTGCGGGACTGCATACCCAAGTTGATGATCGTCTTGACCGCGTTGAGGTCTTGGCGACCCATTGCGTCTTCCAGAGCGGCCACGGCGTCAGGGCTGTTAGCACTCAGGTGACTGATCACTTGGGCGAACTTCTCTGGACCACCAGCGAACGCTTGGATCTGCTGGACGTACTTGGTCGCCACAGCTTCTTGACCGGCGATGAACGAACGAACGAACCCACGGGAGTAACCCACGGCCTCAAGGGCCTTCAGGGACGACTCAGAGAGCTTGTTGTCACGCTCGTACTCAGCCTCAATGGCGTCCGCAATGGAAGCATCGAGACCCTGCTTGATCGCCTGAGCGCGCAGTTGTTGGAAACCTTCGGCGTACTCATCGAGTTCCTTAGAGGACTCAACCAGCTCAGCATCGGGCTCGCCCAGTGGGGTGAAGTCATCAGAGTCAGAGCCGTCTTCTTCTTGGGCTTGATCCTCGTTCTCCTGCTCGGAGTCGTCAGCTTGGTCAGTGTCCTGATTCAGCTCTTGCTCATCGGCTTGTTCTTCGCCAGCAAGAGTGATTGCATCGTCGCCATCACGGACATTGGTCGGCAGAGCCAGCATATTCTGCTCGTGCTCGGTGATGTTGTTGCTGGACATAACTGCCCCGTTCACGCCGAACTCGGCATAGATGTCAGACATTGAATCCTCCTTGTAAAAATGGAAGCGACACAGTGACTTTCCTTGGGTATCTGCCAAGAGTGTGTGTCGCAATAGTGAGGGGTTTTAAACTTGAGCGGCGATTGGGCCCGGTTGAACGCCAGCGGCGTCCATCGCAGAGTTCATCGCTTCGGGACTCGAAGTGGCCTGAGCGGCGATCCCTTGGCCGACACCAGCAGCAGCGTTGAGACCGCCCTGCTTGAGCATCTCTTGGGACTGCATCTGAGCCTTCTCGGCTTCGGACAGCAGCAAGCCAGTCACGTCGATGCCAATGGCATTCGCAAGGCGCAGCTTGATGTTCGCCATGTTGAGGTCGGTGTCGCCTTGAAGCTGGCTCACAGACGCCATGGACGACAGGAACTGGTTCAGCTTGTCGAGGTCTTGACCACGGCCAAGCGCTTCCACGCCAGTGCTCACAGTCGGCTCAACGGCTTCCTTCGGCATGTCAGGGATCTGAGAGGTCGCCTGAAGTTGATTCAACAGGATGCGGACGATAGGCAACTGGAGTTCCTGCGAGAGGATCGAATAGACGCCCCCAAGGGTGTCCTCCAGTTCAGAGGCCACATACCGGATTTCTTCGGCTGTAACCCGTTCACCTTGTCGCTGCACTGCACTGTTCAACATAAAGACGTAGGACAGACGCCCTTCGATGTTATCGGCTACCTGTTTGGCTACCGTGAAGTCAGCGGTCTTCTCCAGTTGCAGGAACTCAATGTCAGCCTTACGGCCAGCCACAAAGTCACCCGTCTGGGCTTTGACCAATCGACGAACCTGAGTGACCCCGTTAGGGTTCACCAGACCGACCACCTTCGAGGCGATCATCGAGAACTTGATCATGGCCTCATGGAGCTTCTCAAGGGACGTTAAGTCACCAAGGTATTCTTCAACATGGGAGCGGCCATAGTGCTCACCATCACGCTTGGTCCAGCGCACAGCGATCCATGGGCAGGCGTCCACAGGGTATTCCCCATCGGTGCCATCCACTTCCTCACCGTTGACTTCCTGATAGCTCAGGTAGTTGCCGGATTCATCGTCAAGGTAAACGTGTGTGTAGACCTCGATTTCCTGATCAGGCTTTACGTCCTGACCGTTTGTGTTCATCGAGTTCCGAACGTCCTCAGGGAGAGCCGCAAAGGCCACCTTGTCGAGCGTTACGATTTGCAGGACAGACCCAAAGGCATCTCGCTGGACAACGTGGTTGTGCAACGTGTAGAGCTTCATCGGGTTGTAGCTGGAAGAACTTGCGTCAGGCGGTGGCAGATAGAGCAGACCGGAACCTGCAAGGGCCAACTGACGGATCAACTCAAAGAGCGTCACGCGGTAGCTGTTGGCTTCCATGTAGGACATCAGGATTCGCTCGACCATGCCCAAGCCCTGTTCGACGACTGCAAGCTGCGAAGGGTCTGCGACCAGTTGCTTGGCTTGCCATTCCGACACCTTCAACTTCATCCACGTCTGTAACGGGAACAAAGCCAACATGACCTTAGCGGACAGGTTGTTGAGGCCACGAGCACCAACTGCTTGCCACGGTGTGGTGTAGTCGGTGGACGAGTTGTCGGAGTCTTTCGGGAACAGGGACGGGATAGTGACCTTGGCACAGTTCTCCGCACGGGTCTCGTAAGGAACACGGTCGTTCTTGAGCCGCTCATAGACGGCCTTCGCGCCTTCCTCAGCGAGCCCTTGGCGGGCTGTAGTTGCCATGGTTCACCTCCTTAAATGTTCAGACCCGAGCCAGCGGAGCGAGCTACTTGCAGACCGCGTTTGCCTTTGGCACGAGCGGCTTTCTTTGCAGCTTCGGTATCAGCATCATCCGAACCATCGGTGGAGTCCTTCGGGGCTTCCACAACGGAGGCCGCAACGGGCGTTGGAGCGGGAGTGGCTTGGACAGCAGCAGCCGGTTGCTCGACTACTTTCGGCTCGTCATTAGAACCGCCCAGCAGACCGCCAGAGGCTACGCCTGCGACTTTCGAGACGCTCTTAGTGACAGACTTGACGGCCTTCTTGATTTTCTTACCCATGAGAGTTCTCCTTCAGTTGTTTGTAATTGATCTCGTAGCGGCCTTCACCTAATCGTTTGGTGTACGCCACGACCTTGTAGCCAGCATGAGAGGCGATCCTAACGATGGCCCTAAGGATCATCCGTCCGACTGGTCCTCGATGGTCTGGATGGACCCAGTGCCATTGCGTGCCGAGGCATTCACCAACATGGTCATCCTCATCATTCACGATCACAGCGAACCCCACGAGGGCCCCTTCAGGGTTCCTCACGGTGATCTCAATGCGTTCGTCGAGTTCTTCGGTAGACCGGCAGATGCGCTCGTAGCATTCGACTCTGGAGCCTCCCCAAGTCAGCTCAGGGAGTTCGTCGAGGATGTCGTTCAGAACCTCACGGAAACAGGCAGGACGCCCTTCAGTGAGGAACTGGGCCTTGATGATCACTTAGTGACCTTCTTGATGGCCCGCTTGACGGTGGCAACTGGTGCCTTCTTGCTGGCCGAGTTGAAGCCAGTGTCAGTGGCGGTAGCAGACGAACTGCCATCACCCTTGTCAGTAGCATTCGAGTCCTTCTTGACCGTCAGACCATCCACGCCAGTGTCGGTGCTCTGGTCATCCTCAGATGCGCCAAAGTCCACGCCTTTAGGTTCGTCGATGAGAACCGGCTCAGGTGCCTTCAGCGCATCAGGATTGGTCTTCGGAGTCTTGACTTTGGATTTGAAGCACATGCTCAGTCCTCCTTGTTTTTCTGAGACTCCTGCATGAAGTCCACGATCTCAGTCGCAGAGTGACAGCCGTCAATGAAGCCAGCGATGTACTGCTCCGAGTAGCCAGCCTTACGCAGCTCATCGACAGCACCAGTGGTGATCAGATAGGAAGCGTTGAGGCGGACGTTGAGGTACTCAGCGGATTGCGGAGGGATGTCAGGGATGTCATCAGGGTTGTGGATATAGTGTTCAATGATTGCAAGCATCGGGGCTCCTTGAGTTTTATCAGTTAGAACCCCTAAGGGTCGCAATAGTGAGGGGTTTTAATTCGGCGTCCAGAGGATGGGTTTCTTGGCCTCGAAGTCGAAGTCAGTGGCCCGCAGGATGCGAGCGACCTGAGCCTGTACCAGCAGCTCGTCCTCGGTGATCCCTTGCTTGTTCGCCAGAGATACCATGCACTCCCACAGGGTTTCCCCTTCAGGTGCCCGAGAGGTCCAGAACGGAACTTCCTGACCCTTGCGTGGGCCGGACTTCATGACCTTCACGTCCTCGTAGAAGAACTGAGGGTTCTCGATGAACTCCTTAGCGGTCTCCTTGCCGATGCCGGGAATGCCACTGTAACCATCGGTCACGTCACCCATCATCGCTTGGAGCATGTGGAAGCCATCAGCGGCCTGCTCGTCGTTCTTAACGAGGTCCATCTGGGTCAGCCAGAAGAAGTAACCGGGGACCGTGTTGAAGTCCTTGTCACAGCTCACGCTGATCATCCGGTCACAGCCAGCCAGCTCAGGCTTGGTCATGAGAATGCCGCAGACATCATCGCCCTCGACACCATCCCACTTGAAGGAACGGTCAGGGCCGAAGTGATCCATGATGCCTTGGCAGAACGCTGGATAGCCGACTGGCTTGCGCTTGCCTTTACGGTTGGCCTTGTAGGTCTCCAGCACGTCCTTGCGCCAGTTGTTCTCGCCCGAGATGATGCACAGGTCCACGAACTCGTACTTGTCCTCGGTCAGCTTGAACTTGCGCTTGAGTTGACCGGCGATGTCCGCCTTGATGGTCTTGATGGTGCCGAACAGAATCGACCGGGCTTTGTTGTGATCGCAGTTGAGCGTCCACACGTCCTCGCCCCAGTCCACTTCTTCTTCACTGGCAGACATCGCAGAGAAGATCAGGTAGTCCATGTCGAGGGCGAGGCCCACTTTCAGTTTGCTCATAGGGTTCCTCCAGTTGCAGCAGCGTGGCGAGCCGAGGCTTCCCATGAGTAGTCACTCAGGCGTCCTTCCAGCTCGCGCACACGCTGTTCTAATTGACGGATGCGGGCATCCTTAGGGTCTTCTTTAGGAGCCTCTGGGAGAGGCCCTGTGAGGGGATTGCGCATACCGCCACCACAGTGCCCGCACCACTTCTGTTTGAAGGACATGGTGTTGCAGGCTGTGCAGACGTGCGCTACTGGTGGTCCACTCAGACAGCACCTCCATGCTCAGCGAGGAACTGCTGGCCTTTGGTGGTCAGGGACCAGAACCCCATGTTCTTACCGGCAGTCGAGAGACACGAGATGTGCCCCCGGCTTGCGGCTTCATTGACCAGTGCGATGCGAGACCGAACGAAGTCAGCCTGATACGCACGGGCTTGCTTCTTGATCTCCCAGAGAACCTTCAGGTACTCATTCATAGCCATTACACCGTGCGCAGTTGCCACAGCAGCAGGGAGCCAGTACCTCGCCAACGGAGACCTTACGGTCCTCGAAGACGACCAACGTGTCACCGATGCGGCCAGTGGATTCGTTGCCGATGATCTCGCTCAGGAAGTCCTTACGGAGAACC